TTTAGACGAGGCAGTTGAGCGAATTATGAGGCACTTCCCGGACTGCACAGTGCGTGGTTTCCCGTCGAGTGACAGGGAATATCAATATGCACGCATCATTATTCCTGACATTGAAATTGCCACGCAGTATCGTCCCGTTGCTTACGAATAGAGATGGCTTTCAGGCTGGTAGCTTCCGCCAAGATAGTTAACATCCAAGCCGTTGAAGCGGCATTAAAAGAGGCCTTTGAGGAATGGCTGGAGCAAGATGTTAATGATGAATACTTTGACGACCAATTCTTAACTGACAAATGGCAGTATCCGCCTCCATCGACAGAAAGAAAGAATGGGCAAATAGCCGGCAATCCGCGAGATATTTACGATACTGGTGAGTTGTGGAAGAGTGGCAGGGAGAGTTTTACGATTTCTCGCGGAACGACGACCATTGAGGGGAGTTGGCATTGGAATGCTCAAAATTCAAGCGGCGAGGAGTATGCATGGTTTGTTCATGAAGGCCAAGGTCCGTATTCAAGGGCTCCAAGACCATGGACTGATGAGCTTGGTGTGCCCTATCTATTTGAGGCCAGCGAGCCAAAGCGTGATTTAGAGTTGCGACTTCATCGGCGTCTCAGTGTTTGATGAATATTGAATACATGCAGTCAGATGATGGATTGGTCCATCTGATCAATTGCGATTACGAAGAAGGCTCTTTAACGGCGGGAATTTTATGCGCATTGCCTGGCGCGAAAGACACATGTAGAATTACTGACGGCACCCATGCTTTCGTGGTCGAACTGCCCGCTAAGATTCTTTCACCATCTGATCGCACCAAAGCGTTCAACGTCAATCTTGACACTCTGAGTTATGAGCAAGTACAGTTTTCTACTGGCAACGAAGGAAGTTGAGTATTGTGAGCTGACGCCAGTATTGCGCCTGAAAAAGCTTGGTAACTGGCTTGTATCGGAAGCTATTGAGCAAGAAGAAATTGCGAAGTCTCAAAGCCAGGCGACTATTCGCGCCGTTCAGCTTGCCAAGAAAATTGCGGCAGCCAAGGATATCCCTCTAGACGAAGCATTTTCTTTGCTTCAAAATGGCGGCGACCTGTCCGAGTCTGACTTGCTGAGTGACTACACAGAAGAAACGCTCAGCATGATTTCCAGTGGGACTTCGGTGGAAACTGGCAATGCCAAAATCGTTACGGCGTTCATGCGCACTCGTGGAGAGGCGTTAATTGACGACGAATGGCAAGCATTGGAGGATTGGTCTATGGATGACACTAAGTCCATGGGTCGTCTGCTGATTAACAAGGTTATTCAATTTGTAAACGACGAGCAGGATCAAGAGACCAAAGAGGCCGCGAAGGCAAAAAAGGAGCAGACGAAGAAGACCTCGGTGTCGCAAGGGGATTAGAGGCGAAAGCGAAGGCTACTCTCGCGTCTTTGACAAATTGGAATGATGTATATTTCAGGATCAGTGCTGCGGGGCTAAATGATCCAAGGTGGCATGCAGAAAACTTCTCCAGACAAACAATTGGAGACGTGTTGTCTGTATTGAAATTCCTAGAGAAGCACGATATTAACAAGTTCAATATCAGTAGTCTTTCAACAGCAAAGCTGGCGACAGTTGTCGTGGGTGCAGTTGCAGGCAAGAAGGCGTCTGTTACAGCAGACGACTTCTTGCCATTCGACACTCGCAAGATGTCGAAGCAAGCCGGAATTTCAGTAAGCAGCGTAATCACACTGCAAAATCTTATGAAGACCAGAAAGATGGATGCAAGGGTTGTTGCAATGCTGGCCGAGGAGTTAAAAGCCGCGTCACTCCGTGAGTCTGAATGATACTGGCTACACTTATGAAATAATGGGCGTGTTGTGAAGAATGGCTGCCGAGCTTAGGCTTAATGTTGCCCTTGATGTTGCCTACTTTCGGCAGCAACTACCTAAGCTTGCGCAAGCCGCTGCGGGATTTCAGCTTCCCATTGGCATTCGTTTTGACAGACGAGCGCTCACGGATGAAATTCGTCTGCTGTCTAACCAGCTTGGTCGCAGGCAGTATCAAGTAAAGATTGACGATAGTCAGATACAGGCGGCGGAAAGAAATGCCGAAAAACTAGTCAAGTATCTAAATAACAACTTCAAGAATAAGAAGTGGTATGTAGATATTGAATATAGAGAGACCGGCAAGCCGTCTACGGGCGCTGCTGGCAAGGCGCAGCACATTGCGGGCGGATACGAATATATCAGGCAGCAGGCTGCAAAAAGAGCGGGTGGCCCTGTTGATATTTCTGAGGCTGCGCGTCGTGAAGAGCTACGTGGCGCACTTGGCAGGCTAAGTTCGCTCAAGCAAATTAAACAGCTTGGTAAGCAGCTTGGCGTAGGCGGCATATCCAAATTCAAGCTTGCCGAAAAACAACAGCTTATTGACAAGATTGTTGGGGAAGCTGCTGTTGATCGCATGAAACAGGTGCTCAATCCTCAAATGAGGATGAGCAGTGGCGTGTCTGCTGGTGTCAACTCGTCTATCAGTCGCCTTATCAATCGGATGTCGCTGGTATCCAGTGATCCGAAAGCAGCCCGCGCTGCAATGCGTGGGCTACCTCCGAAGTACATCACGACTGATCTTGCAGGAAAGGCAACAGAGCAGGCGATGGCCAACATCGCTTTGGGGCAAACCCAATTGCCTGTTGGCAGCAAGTTTCAAAATAGCTTTGACAAATACCTTCAGTCTGTCGTCGGACAGGCGATGGCCGACGCCTCATTGGCACGGCAGCGCTACATGGCGCGGACAAGCCCAATCCATCGCCTTGGGCCAGCAACTATTCCGCCAGTCTCTCCAGCAGTCACAAGAGGGCCGCTGTATCTACCGGAGGTAAGTTCAGCTCCACTAAGCACACGCCAACAGATGCGTGTAGACAGGGCTTATCAGCGCTCTGCGGAGCGCGGTGCTGCCGTAATGGGTGCAGGTGGTGGCGGCGGATTCGGAGGGGGGCCAAGGCCGGCTCTAGGCCCTGGTGGCCCTGGGCCGGGCGGTGCATTGGCATTGGTGCCACAAACGAGGCTGAATGATTCTTATTTCAAGAATGCTCAGCGGTATGCAACAGCGCTGGATATTGCAAGTAAGTCTGCGAAAAACTTTGCCGGGTCAAATCTTCCGTTAGTCGGTGGGCTGAGGGGGGTGGCTGCCGAGTTTGGTGAAGCTACTAAGCAAGTGCTGCTGTATGGCACTGCTTACAAGGGGTTGGCATTTATCACTAGCCTTCCAGGGCAAATTTTGAATGCCGCTAAGAGTCAGCAGCAATTTACCAATTCGATGCAGGTTGCGACGCAGCAAACCGGCACGTTTGCAAAAGAGTTGCTATTTGTTGACAATGTGCAGCGCGCGTTCGGCCTCGATCTGGAAACCACTCGTAATGGCTTCATGAGGTTGTATGCCTCTATGGCACCCACAGGATTCGATTCTGGGTCCATCGAGAAGCTGTTCACTGGCATTAGCGCGGCCACTGCCGCTCTGCAATTAACTCCCGATAAGGCAGAACGTGTTATTTACGCCTTTGGACAAATGGCCAGCAAAGGCCAAGCGATGTCCGAGGAAATCAAGGGACAGCTTGGCGACGTGCTGCCAGGTGCGTTGTCAGTCTTTGCCGATGCTGCGGGTATGAGTGTTCAAGAGTTTAACCAGGCTCTTGAAGATGGCGTATTTAAGGGCAAAGAATTCCGTGATTTGATGGCTGGCGTTACGGATGAGCTAATCAATCGATTTAGCACTGGGGCTCAGGCCGCGGGTAAGTCGCTGCAAGGCTTGATCAATGCGTTTGGTGGTGAGTTCCGTCGAACATTGGAATCGTTTGCCCCGTTGGCAGATGGCGCGGCGCAGTCAATTCTCATTCCATTGACTGGAGCGATGAGGCAGCTTGGCATGTCAGGACAGATTGCCACTGGCGAAATTGCTCGCGTGGCGTCTCAACTGGAGAAAGCACGGCGAACTGCACAGGATGTGAGAAATGGTGGCGGCACTGAGAAGCAGATTCGCGCTGCTGAGCAGAATGTTGCGTCACTTGAGGCGAAGTATCGACAGCTCAATGACGCGATTAAGGATCCTGCGGTTCAGAAGCAGGTGAATGAGATTCAGAAATTTGTTGAAGAGCTGAGCAAGGCAGGCACGGCAGTGCTCGGCATGGCTCAAGCAATTGGCGATATTCTTGGTCCTGTATTGAAATTCTTCGGAACCAATCTCACGGGCGTTGTAACCACTCTCACATCGTTGTATCTTGGCTTCCAAACCGCGCGGCTTGCAGCGGCGGCCCTCATGGGCACGCTGCTGCTTCTTAAAGGCGTGTCCGCTGCGCTCGGCATGGGCACTGCAGCGCAACAGGCAACAGCCCTTGCGGGAGCGTTTAATGTGCTGGGCGTTGCAGCAACTCGGACCACTGTCGCGACAATAGGTTTGCGCACTGCATTGACGGCACTGGTCGCAACTACTGTTGTTGGTGCAATTGTCGCTGGCGTTGCGCTTATTGCCGGAGCATTTGCTGGGGCGAGAGATCGCGCTCGTGAAGCGGCAAAAGCAAGTGAAGATTTTGCCAATTCTGCGCGAAATGCTGCTTACACGGGTGGTGTTGCGCAGGCGCAAATGGCTGTCCAGGGTATTCTTAACGAAGAGAGAAAGAACAAGGCCGCCCTTGACACCATTGAACAAATCTTCAAAACGTCTACGAAGCAACAGAGGGGAGGCGTTGTTGCAACTAGGCTCACTCCGTTGCAGGAGGCTGCATTATCTGGCTCACCTTTAACGCAGGGGTTACTTGGCCCTTATCAAGGCGGGGCGCGAACTCTTAAGCGGGTTCCAACTGCATCGGAAATGGGATCTCTCCGCGGTCAATTTGGCTCTGTATCCGGGGTAAATGCCGCTCAATTAAGAACAGCAAAAGCCAGCTTGACGAAGGCGCAAGAGGTGGCTGCCGCTACTGGTCAAAATGTTTCAACTCCAACTCCAACAGGCACCACGGACGTTGCCGAGACGGGAAAAGAAAAGACAACTCCTGCTGCATTGCTTGATCTCACTCGTCGATTAAACAAGGCGAAAGAAGAGGGGCACCTCATTGATCAAATTGAACTGCAATACCAGATTGATGTAGTTAATGCCAATAAAGAACAAGAGGATGCCGTTGGCCGCATGATTGCGCTGGAAGACGCACGTCACAAGCGGCAAAAGGCACTGCAGGATCTTGGTAAGAGACTCGCCAAGGAGGCGTATGGGCAAATTGAGCGCGAAACAGAAGGGCGTCGTGAAGTCAATCGCCTGATGGTTGAAGCCCGTTTTGCGGCGGGCCAGATCACAGCCAAGGAAAGAGATCGCCTGTTGTTCATTCAGGGGCAGATTGACGCCCTTGATCGATTCAAGAAGATCCCTGGTGTCACGCCTGATGACGTTGCTGCATTTGAGGCTAGGCAGGCGGCCACGCCTAAGCCCGGCAGCATTGGTGAGCTTTACAAGAACACAAAAGGCGAGCTTGACGACCTCACTGACAGCACAAAGTTTCTTGGCGAAGCAGCAAATGGCATTGGCAGTGCATTTGCCAAGTCTTTCACTGATGTTCTTACTGGCGCTCAAACGTGGAAAGAAGGCCTCGCCGGTGCATTCAAGAGCGTGGCGAGCATGTTTGCTGACATGGTTGCTCAGATGCTGGCCAAATGGGCTGCATTGCAAATCATTGGCATGTTCTTGCCTGGCGGAAATAGTGGTATACCTGCTGGCGGCAGCGGCAATCCATATCCTGGGCATCCCACTCATTCTGGTGTTCCCATCGCTCCATTACCGCCAATCAAGAATGCCAACGGAAACGTCTTAGTGGGCGGATTCCAGGCATTTGCAAAAGGCGGCGTCGTGAAAGGCCCTACCTTGGGCCTCATTGGTGAAGGCCGCTTTAATGAGGCGGTGGTGCCACTGCCTGATGGCCGCAAGATTCCCGTGGAGCTTGGCGGAGGCGCTGGTAACAATGTCTCCACTAACATTGTTGTCAATATGAACAATGGCCAAGCGAGCAGCCAGATGAGCGGAAACGGCGGTCAAGCGCTCGGTCGCGAAATTGAAGGCGCTGTGCGCAATGTCATCATGAAAGAAAGCCGTCCAGGCGGCCTCATCTATAGCGGACGCTGATCACTATGGCACAACCAACTCTCACGCTTGAAGTTGAATATGGGCTCACTGTTCGCAGAGGCACGCGCATTAGGCGCGTGCAATTTGGCGATGGCTACGAGCAAGTTGTACCGGATGGTGCCAATACTGACATCAGAAGGTATGACATTAGGACCACCCCGATCACTGATGCGCAAGCAGGGGCGTTAGACGATGATTTGTCTGCATTGTCAGGTGATTTCTTTTATTCACAATTCAAACAAGATGATGCAGTGTACAAATATCGCCTTGATCCAAATGAATGGTCTTGGGAATGTTCAGCTCCAGATGTGAACATTATTTCTTTTTCGTGTAAGCGCGTGTACGATTCCAGGGATTAATTATGACCATTCAATCTGATGTATCGCAGACGTGGCATGATGCCATCATCGAGCTATTTGAGCTGGATCTGTCAACCATCACTGGAAGCGCAGGAGATAAGTATTATTTCACGGCCAATCTCATGCCTGATAATACAAAAATTT